AATCAACCATTAGCCGATAGCGAGCTTCCAAAATTGACAAATCCGGCACAGGAAGTCATTGAAATTGAACAAAAGGACGGATAAACAACGGAAAAATGTTAAAGTTCGTATAATTGTAGTTTTACGAACCGAAAAAATGGAGAACTAGCAGCCTACCCCCTGCCCCTCTATTGGGGAATTAAAAAACCGCCTACTAAGTCCCACATACTCCCGAAAAAATAAAAAAGGGGTTTTGAGAATGGAAAATGAATTACTGAAAACGGAATACTCAAAAGCGTTTGACGATAAGCGGAAAGCGTTGATATGTCAGAGCTATTACAAGTACGGCAAGGCAAGTAGAAATTTTGCAACCGGAAATGTGGATGCGATTGGAAGTCTTAAAAAGTGTCTTGCGAAGTTTGAAGAAACTGGAAACACAGAATATCTTTGCGACGTAGCAAATTACGCAATGTTCCGTTTCATGTTTCCACAGAACGGAGAGCATTTCAAAAATACGGATTCGGATGGTTCGGCAGGAATTGTTGGAATGAGTGTAAAAGAAATGGAGGACTTTAAGGATGGACGATAACGAAAAACAGTGTTGTGGAAATTGTAAATATGCTGCATATAGCCGTGAGAATGGTTATGTGTGCGAGAATATGGACAGTTACTATCTAGCTGATTATGTCGAATACGACCACAGATGCGAAGAGTGGAGGAGCCGTGATGATTAGTTTTTTGATTCGATACATTGCTGTGGTTTATTTTGGATTCATGGTGGTAGTTTCGTTTTTGAACATAGTGTTAGGCGAAAGACCTCGTGATAGAATAATGTCAATAATCAATTTTTGTACGTCCATTGTGGCGATATATTTTATAACTCATTAAGAGTTTTACCATATCCCTTGAACTCTTAAACGTGATAAGGAGTGTGAATCACAAAGAGGGGCAATGTATATCCGTTCTAGCCGAGAGCGAATCGGAATACAACACCGGCAATTCGGTGTATATGGTTTGTTTATGTTTTGCTTTGACATGAACCTTCTTTCGCCCACTAGCGGAAAGCTGATTAAAGGACCGTCACAAGGTCCGGTGGGGTTTATGGTTTCGTTGCGATAGTTCCCAGTGTCCAAAGTAGCCGGACGCAAAAGAATCGCAACAGTGCGGATTAAAACACAGATGCATGTATGCCAATCCGTACTTACGGCGATAGCATAATGGATAATGCGTTGTGTAGAATCCCACTATACACAAAGAATCGTGGTTCAAATCCACGGTTGCCGATTAGGTGTAATTTTCTAAGGGAAATATCCAAAGGTAAGAATGTTCCAAATTTGCAAATAAGGAATGTAAGCCTTATGGGATTGCAATACACCTATTTGCCGATATAACCCTAATCAGGCAAGGGAGCAGTTTGCTAAACTGTCAGTAGTCGTTATGACGTTTTGGTTCAAATCCAAATATCGGCGTTTCCCTGATAGAGGGGATGATACAATGCAAAGGTACCTAGAACTTTCCTGTTTTGCGATATAACCATTAGTCATTTGAATCGGTGCCTTTGCTGATGTGTGGCGAAAAGGGTAGACGCAGGAAACCACAAGTACGATGCCAAAGTGAGCCGAAAGGATATGGACAAAGGCATCATGTGAGGTTCGATTCCTCACCACATCAATGTTCCGGTTCGCTACCGGATAAGCAAGCGTTTCGGTATTCCTTGCTGAAATAATTAAAATGCTTGTGTTGGTTGTCTGACGGTAGAGTATGGACAGAATAGTAATAAGTGACCGGATAATACTTTCCAACACAAGAAACCGAATATAACTGGAGATGTAAAATGGCAAGAATAGAAAATATCAAGGTTTTTGGAATTGAAGATAGTTTTAGAGCAAGTAAATATCCGTTTGCGGTAGATATAAATGCTGTGAATGACAAATTTACCGATAGAATTGATAATCTTGGAAGATGTGACATAGGCACAGGGCATGACAATTTCCTTAACGGAGTGATTGTTCAGTTTGATTTGACATTCAGCAATAAGGCGTGGGTGGAATTGCAAAGATACCACTTTATTGACTTTGTATCGAGTCAGTCAACAATGCACTGTATCAGCAAAATGGATATTAAGTGTATGTGCAACGACTATGTGTCTGATGCAGTTATCGAAGAAGTCGAGAGATTGAAAGAAATTTACTTGAAAACAAAAGACAACGAAGATTATTTGCGACTGTTATACAATATTCCGTCTGGATTTGAGTTGACTGCGAGGATGACAACAAATTATAGGCAGTTAAAGACAATTTACAAGCAGAGAAGAAATCACAGATTGCCAGATTGGCATATATTTTGTGATTTTATTGAAAAATTACCACATAGCGAGTTGATAACTGGAAAGGATGATTAGGCATGTGTGAATTTTGCAAAAACATTTATACCAAAGATTACACAAGCACAAAATACAAAGATTACATATACAAAGATGAACACGGTGTTTATATACATTTCGCAACGGGAGATAGTTTTATGGATTTTGATTATGAAATCAATAATTGCCCTAAGTGTGGTAGAAAGTTGGTAGATTGATGGAACTAAGCAAAATGAAACACTTTGAGATAGACGGTATTTCTTTTTGGTTTGACAAGGAAGAAAACAAATATGCAATGGATATGTCAAAAAAGCGTGTTGAAATTGTTTCGATGAAGAATTTTGGAAGATTGCCTAAAACGCATTGGGAAGAAGACAGTGTCAGACATTATATTTCAATTCGTGTTACTGGATATTTGCTAAATGACACGTGGAGAAAAGAAAACGGATTGCCGACGTTACATAAAAAAACCACTATCAGACAACGCATAGCATCTGTAAAAAGGTTTTTATTTAGAAAGTGAGGTAGAAAATATGTTTACATTTAGACAATGGGTAATTTTAAGTTGTATTGTTCTTGTTTTACTTTCGGTTGTATTGCTAGTTGGACTTATGACTGAAAGTTTAAGAGCTTCAATTGCTTCATTTATTGTTTGCTGTATTATTACTATTCTGATTGGATTTTGTATTAACTGGTGGAACAAGTCTACGGCAAGCGGAATTAGAAACTATAAAGATTACCAGTCTGAACTAGAAAATGGTATTGAGAGGGAAATTACAATAACAGCAGAGGACGGAAGAGAGATTTTCCATTACGAGGGCAAAGTTGACGTAGAAAGCAATCACGATGATAATTATATTAAATTTGAGGGAGAAAATGGTAAGAGATATGTCATTTACTATGGAGTGCAGGACACGATAAAGATTATTGAAAAATAAAAAGTGTATTCTGTTTGATACTGGAGGTTAGTTTTTATGCGGCACGAAAAAGAATGGTATACTTGCGACAGGTGTGGGAAAGAGATAAAAGTAGGTCTGTTGTGTATGAAATCAATCACACAAAATGGCATATTAAATATTACCTACGATTTATGTAATAAGTGTATGGAAGATTTTGAGAGGTTTATGAGGAATGAAAATATCAATAAAAGAAATAGTGCAAAAAACGGTTGATGAAGCATTAGATAATGCCACAATCAGCAACATTCCGTTTCGTGAATGGATTGATAATGTGAATAATGCTTATGCAAATAAAAAATGCAACCTAACTTCCTGCCGATACAACGCAGATGGCAAATGTACAAACGAAGAAAAGAGAGAAGAATGCGTCGAAGTTTCAAGAAAGGTGTTGTGCATAAATGAAGAAAACAATAGGTTGCAAATATGATTATGGTTACAGCCCTTTATACGTTGTAGATTTGCTTTATTGGAAAGGATAGTGAAAATGAAAATGCTGTTTAGATTTATAAAAAACATAAAGTCTTTTTGGAAATTCTACAAGGATTATGAGTACAACGGAGAAGATTGCGAATTTATCGTTGACAATTATCAAGAGGTTTTGTGTAGCAGAACAAGGACAATGAGTAAGCCTACATATCGTGCATCGGCTGTAATAGCGGAAATAGATGAATGGTATAATGAATCTTTGAAATCAGTATATGGATGCGAGCCAATTGAAAAAGAAAAAATCAAGATAATATCTGACGGAGAAACCGCAAAGCTATTTATTGATGGTAAAAAAGTGCCGGGTAAAGATGTTGAATTACATTTCAGTGCCCATGCAGGAGAAGAACCAATGATTGTAATTGATGCAAATTGGATAAAAACAGATGAAAACAATGTACCAATGTTAAATGGGAAAAAGACGGAAGTTTTAACAGAAGGTATTAAGATAAATTGTTAGTTGCCGATTATCGGCTGAAAGGAAATGTTATGAATGGAATAATGATAGATGATTTGTTAGAACCATTAAATGATGCGATTAGCAAAAATACATTAAGTAAGATTCCAAAAAAAGAATAAAGGAACAGTCAAACAGTGGACTTCTTCGTGGAGACGTAGAAAAGATGGAAAACTCACTTGCTTGGAGTTTAAGCGAGTAAAATAAAACTATTGCCATTTTAATGGCGGAAAGGAAATATGTTATGAAAAAGTTATTTGTAAGTGTGCCTATGAAAGGCAGAACAGAAGAGGAAATTAAAGCAAGTATTCAGAAGATGAAGAAAATTGCAGAGGTTTACGAGGGAGAAAAACTGGAACTGATTGACAGTTACATAGAGGACAATCCACCGCAGAATAAAAATCAAACAGTGTGGTATTTAGGAGAAAGCATTAAGAAGCTGGCGCAGGCTGATGTATTTATTGGTATTAGTGATGCGTGGGATTGGAATGGATGTTATATTGAAACAGAGGTGGCTGCAAGGTATGGAATTAAGAGTTACAGAGTTCCACCAATCGATGTTATTGATAATTACAATGCAATTCTTAACAAATTGCACCAGACTACTTGCTGTGATGCAACACTAAAAGTTTAATAATTAAATTTCCGGCTAACAAACGGAGTTAGTCGCTAACCTAGAAAAATTATAGGCAGGATGCCTATTATAGCATCTCTGCTTGTGTGGAGGTGCTTTTTTAATGCATACAATTGAAGATGAGAAAAATATAAAAGAATACGAAAAATACATATTACGGAATGGAATAGACCGTAGTGTAATAGATGCATATTGCGAAGCAAGTAAAATTATACTTTGCGGAAGAAAAGACCGTGAATACGGATTGAAAGTTTCTACAAGAGCAAAAGAACTGATTTTTGAGTATATAAAATCAATTACAAATGGTGCTGACTTTAATTGGCTTGAAACGCAATCTCAAAAAAACAAGCAGTCGTATGATATTTTAGATAAATATTACGATTTACTGCTTTATGAAGCACCTTATATTCTTGATAGTTACATTCTTTACATAGAAAAAAACAGACCTAAGAAAGAAAGATTTTACGAGCCTAGAAGAAAAACACTCAAACAAGTTGTCGATAAGTTGCAGGAACTTGAAGATGGAAAACTTGACGAATTGTTTATTCACATGGCGCCAAGGGTTGGTAAGAGTCAGATAATAACGCTTGCTATGTCATGGCATTGTGCAAAAGACGCAGAAAAAAGCAATTTGTATGTGACATACAAAGAGGGATTAGGCGGAGCATTTTTAACTGGTGTCATGGAAATCTGGACAGACCCAACATATTGTTTTTCCGATGTATTTCCAAAAGTAAAAGTTGCTGATACGGATTCAAAAAATCATAAAGTAGACCTTGTGAGAAAAAAGAAGTACAAAACACTTTCTGGAAAAGGATTGGAAAGTGGACTTAATGGAGAATATGACGCTTACGGCTGGATGGTATTGGATGATATTCTTGAAGGTATTCAAGATGTGCTTAACCCGGACACACTCAAACGAAAGCAGATTATCTTTGACAATAATGTAATGTCACGTAAAAAGGAACAGTGCAAACTAATCCATAATGGTACAATTTGGAGTTTGCACGACCTTTATAGTGATAGATTGGATTTTTTGCAGAATAACCCAGAAGCAAAAAATATCAGATATGAAATTTTGAAGATACCGGCTTTGGATGAAAACGATGAAAGCAACTTTGATTATGATTATGGTGTTGGATATACAACGCAATACTATCGGACGTTAAGAGCAAAGTTTGAAGAAAACGACGATATGGCATCTTGGTACGCACAGTATCAGCAGGAACCAATTGAAAGAGACGGTGCAGTTTTTAATCCAGAACACATGAGATTTTACAATGGTGTATTGCCGGAAGAAGAACCTTACAGAATATGTGCTGCTTGTGACGTTGCTTTAGGCGGGGAAGATTTCCTCGCATTTGCGGTAGCTTATATGTACGAGGATGGTTCAATTTACATTGACGATGTTGTTTTCGACAACAGTGAAAAGAAAATAACAAAACCTAAAGTTGCAAACATGATTATTGATAATGACGTTGGAAGTGCATTTTTTGAAGCAAACCAAGGTGGAGAGGGATATAAGGATGAAATCGAAGAATTACTAAAGAAAAAAGGACGAAAAATAAATCTACGTTCTGAATATGCACCTACAAACATGAGAAAAGCGCAAAGGATATGGGATAAGGCTGGAAGTATTAGAGAGTTTTATTTTCGTGATGTTGGATGTAGAAGTCAGGAATACAGAAAATTTATGACAAATTTGTATAGTTTTACGGTTACTGGAAAAAACAAACATGAGGATGCGGCGGATTGCCTTGCGTCTTTAGCATACTTCATTGAGGGAAATTGGAGTATGGCAAAAATAGAAGTTCCAAAAAACCCATTTAGAGGAGGTTATAGAAATTATGGATACTAAAACATATTTACAGCAAATTAGTAGACTTGACCGAATGATAAACAATAAGTTATCTGAAATACAGCAATTTAGAGAACTGGCACGAAGTGTTTCTGCTGTAAAAAATGAAGAAAGAGTAAAGACAAGTCCTAACTTTGACAAAATGGGTTCTACCTATTGCAAAATTGAAAAGATGGAAAAGGAATTGGATGATTTAATCGACACCTATGTAGATAAAAAGAATCTTATTGTTTCGCAAATTGATGGAATTGACAACGAAACTTATTATTATATTTTGTTTGCTCGGTATGTTGAAAAAAAGACATTTGAGAAAATTGCAGATGAAATGACGTATTCATGGAGACAAACAATCAGAATACACGGAAGAGCATTGCAGGAATTTGAAAAGTTATATGGAAAAACATACAAAGATTGATAATATGTCATAGTATGTCATATCGCAATTATTATATAATATAAAATGAGGAAATCAAAATAAAACACTGCCAAAAAAAGGCGGTGTTTTTTTATTGCAAGAAACGAGGTTTTTATTTCGGGAACAAAAACGATATATTGTCCAAGATGTGGAAGAAAAGTAGCCACATGGGATGGACGTTCCAGTATGAATATTTCTGTGAATTGCAAAAAATGCAGAAAAAGAGTTGTTTACCATGTAGATACTGGAACTACAGAGTTGAAAAAAATAGTACAAAGGACAACATCGAGTGGAATGACGTTTTGTTAGTGAGGTGCTTTAATGTTTAAGTATTATGGGAAAAACATAAGACCGTTTACGGCAGTAAATCAATGCAATTTTGGAAGAAAAGTAATTTCTACAAATAAATCCAAAATTACAAAATTAAATATTGTCGAAGAATTAAACAAGGCACTTTCGATTCACACGCAGAATGCAAAAGAAATCAATTACCTTGATAGATATTACAGAGGAGACCAGCCTATTTTATACCGTAAAAAGGTAAATAGGCCGGAAGTAAACAACAAACTTGTTTTAAATCTTGCTTATGAACTTGTTGAGCGTAAAACTGCTGAAATATGTGCAGAGCCTATTCAATATGTGTTACGTGGAACAGACGATAAGAAATCAGAAGAGATTACGGAGCTAAATGTTACGATGGATTCTGAAAGCAAGCAAGAAGTAGACATTGATATTTGCCGTTGGCGAAGTATTTGCGGTACGGCTTATAGATTTGTTGGAAATGACAACGGAAACGGAGATTTGCTTGACGAAAGCGACTTTGCTTTGTTTTCGGAAGACCCACGCTATACGTTTGTTGTTTATTACTCAAATAGAAAACCCGCATTTTCTTGTCAAATTAGAGAAGATGAAAACAATAATTCAATATACTTTTGCTATACGGAAAGAGAGTATTTTGAAATTGTTGACGGAAAAATTAAAAGTAGTGGGTTGAACGGAAATAATGCTATTCCGGTTGTGGAATATCCAAATAATGCAAGAAGATTATCGGATATTGAGATTACAATTCCTATTACGGATTCAATCAATACATTATCTTCTGACCGGGTAAACGGCATTGAGCAGTTTGTTTCTGCATGGATTAAATTTGTGAATTGCGAGATTGACAAAGATACATTTTCGCAGATGAGATTAGAAGGTGCCTTAGTTGTTAAATCAAACAATGGCGAAAACAAAGCCGATGTTGATGTTATGACAAATGAACTGAACCAAACAGAAAGTCAAGTTGTTTTTGATGATTTGTTTGAAAGGTTTTTGAGTATTCAAGGCTTGGCTAATCGTTCAAACAACAATGCCGGAGGTGATACTGGAAATGCAGTAAACTTACGAAACGGACATTATGATGCAGGACTAAGAACGGCAATCAACGAACCGATACTAAAAAAATCGGAAAGAATGTCTCTTAGAATTATACTGAATCGTTTGCGTATAAAGCGAAATTTTACGCTTATGCCAAGCGACATTGAAATACATATCAACCATAACAAAATAGATAATCTGCTTACAAAATCAGAAGCACTTAAAATGTTACTTGAAGCAGGTGTTGATTACAAAAGAGCAATTAAAACCGTTGATTTGTTTAGCGACAGTGAAGCGGTTGCTCTTGAATCAAAGGATAGGATGGAATATCTGTACCCGACAAGCAAAGATGTAGAACCAAATAACAATCCAGTAAATAAAGAGGTAGTTGAATAGACTATCTCTTTTATTTTATAAAAATTTGCAGTTGTGCGTAAAACAACAGAACAATTCAAGCGGAGCAAACCGTGTTAAAAAACGTGAATTGATGGAGGTAATTATGACTAGAGAACAGGCAAAACAGAAACTTATTTCTTTTGGAGTGGCAGAGCCGACGGATGAGCAGATTTCAGATTTGCTTAATTCTATCAATGCTGAAACAAAGAAAGAAAAAGAAAGAGCAGACAGCTATAAGGAAAAGGCTGATAGGGCTGACGAATTACAGTCGCAGCTTGATGATTTGAATAGTCAGAACATGACAGAACTTGAAGTAGCAACAAAGGCACTTGAAAAGGCAAACAAACAAATTGCGCAGCTTGAAAAAAACGATGAAGTTCGTACGCAAAGAGCAAAAGCAATGGAAAAGTTTGGATTAACAGCGGAGCAGGCAAGCAAGGTTGTTACAGATGATGGTGCTACAGATTATGAGGTTCTCGGTCAGATTTTTGCCGACAGTAAAAAAACGGCAATCGCTGAATATGAGAAACAGAAACTTGACGATACGCCTAATCCGGGTGGTTCTACAGGTGGAAACAATGGCGATGATAAGCCGGAAGATGTAAAAAATGCTGAAAGTATTTCATTTGGAAATGTATCGGCTGAACAGTCAACTAAAGACTATTACAAAATTTAGGAAAGTAGAGGTAAAGGATTATGGGAAAACCAATCGTAAGAGATTTTACGCAGGGAAAAGGCATCTTAAAATTCTTCCCTTATGAGGGAGCGGCTTGCTTAGTACCGCAGACAATGAAATCTACAGCAGATGAAAATGGAAATAAAATTGTGCCGGCTGGTACACCTTTTCCATCTAATGATGCAGATTGCAAAGGTTATCTTTTGCATGACGTAGATGTTACACAGGGCGATGCACCGGGAACTTACGTTTATCAGGGAACAATTGATTGGACAAAGGTTACAAGCCTTTCTATTGCTGATGCGGCTAGAACAGCGACACCAAGAGTTACTTTTTATGGTGCGCCAAAAATTTAAGCAACTAAGAACAATGGATAAGAAAATAGGAGGTAGAAAAATATGCCAGCATTACCATTATCAAAAGCATTTACAGCAAGAAGCCTTGGTGTAATGTGGAACAATTATCAGAAGACATTAGGTTCTGAACCATATCTTGGTAGACAGAAATTTGGAACACGTAAACAGGATTCTCTTGACCTTAGATTTATCAAAGGGAAAAGTGGATTGCCAGTATCTTTGAAAGCATCTAATTTTGACGCACAGGCAGAATTAAGAGATGTTGGTGGATTCTCTGATATTACGAATAAGATGCCGTTTTATCGTGAATCTTACATGGTAACAGAGGAAGAGGAACAGCAGTATGACGACTACAGAAGTTCCGAAAATGTAAATCTTGCAAACAGTGTTTTACGTGAGATTAGCAAAAAACCAATGATGTTAATTGAAGGAGCAAGAGTTGTTCCGGAACGTCAGATTTGGAGTTTGCTCGCACCGGTTGACGGTATTCCTAAGGTAAAAGTTGCAATTGATGGAAACCCTTATGATGTTGAGTATGTGCAAGGTGACGGTGCAGAACACAAAGAAAAAAACTTTAAGGAAATTACAGGAACAAGTGCTTGGGATAAATCAGATACAGCTGCTCCACTTGACGATTTGATTACGGCAAAAAATGAGTTTGCAAAACAGACCGGATATTCTCTCACAAGATTTGCTATGAATACAGAGACTTGGGAAATGCTTCTTAAAGCGGAGGATACAAAGAAACAGGTGCTTGGAATTACTGCTTACACTGGCGGTATCAGATTGCAGCAGGCGCAGGTTGCTGACTATCTTCGCGGATATGGAATTGAAATTGAAATCTACAATAAGTTGTATATGGATGAATCTGGAAAGGCACAGTATTTTATTCCAACCGGAATTGTATCTGCACAGTCTGCCGGTGTTTTCCTCGGAGACTATGTATTTGGAAGAACACCAGAAGAAAGAAGTGGAAGTCTTACAGACGGAAACTTTTCCATTGTTGAAACTGGTATTTCCGTATATACATACGCTACAAACCATCCAATCAACACACACTGTGTTGTATCTATGATTGGATTGCCTACGTTTGAGGGTATGGACAGCGTACTTGTAATGAAAGTTAAGGAGGACTAAGCCTATGATTGCTACACATTCCATAAAATATAACGGTGTGTGGTATAAGGCAGGAGATGAGATTAAAGAAACGGCAGAGGTTGATAATACTTCCTCTGCTTTTTCTAAGTCTTATACCAAAACAGAAATCAATCGTATGTCTACCGCTGATTTACAAAAACTTGCTAACGAGCAGGGATTTGATAAAGCGGAAGAGATTAGCGGCGCAGATTTAAAGAAAATGTTGATTGAAAAATTCGGATTATAGGAGTTTGAATTATGGATGAAGCAATGGAAGTAGGACTGCAAGAAGAAATTATTGCAGATTTGACAATTGAATATGGAAATGAGCCTACGTTTAATGCTGACATAATTTCAGTAAAGGTCAAAGATGCTATACGAGAAGTTAAGAACAGAAGAAATTATCAGGCAACATCTTACACAGATGATGAAGTTGAGAAAGACCTTTACGATAACTACTATTCCGTAATTAAGAATTTGGCAGTATATGATTTTGCACAGATGGGCGCACCATTTGAAAGTAGCCATAGCGAAAATTCAATTTCAAGGACTTGGGTTAGTCGTGATGATATTTTGAAATGTGTTTATCCATTTGTGCAGGTATTATAGAAGATTGTGCGTGAGTTGTTTAGAGTATCTAAATTTCTCGCAGGGCGTTTCGTGTAAGCGGTGGAGGGCAACGAAACACTATAATTTACGGAAAGGCGGTAAGGTATGAATATTGAGATTGCTTTACTTATTAGCGTTATTTCCGTTTGTTTTTCTGTTTACTTTGGACTAAAGAATAATAAGCGGACAGACACAAAAGATATAGAAGAACGCGTAAAAGACAACACAAGAATCAATGTAAAACTTGATGATATAGGTCAAGATACTAAAGAGATTAAATCAGAAATATCATCCATGAGGGAAGATATTAAAATGCACAATGACAGAATTATTAAAGTTGAAGAAAGTTGCAAGCAGGCTCATCACAGGCTTAACGGACTTGAAGAACGTCTCAACGGAAAGGAAGTAAGAAAAGATGGATAGTATTATGAGTTATGTAAAACCGGAACTTATTGTAGTAGCAGTTGTTCTGTATATTATCGGTGTCGGAATTAAAAAAATGGATGTTATCAAAGATAAGTACATTCCTTGTATTTTAGGTGTACTTGGTATTTTGCTTTGTGCCATTTGGGTAATTGCAAATACATCTATTGGAACAGTACCAGAAATGCTTATGGCAGTGTTTACATCAATTGTTCAGGGTGTCCTTGTTGCCGGATTGAGTGTGTACGGAAATCAGCTCATTAAACAGATTAAATCAAGTGAGTAGGTGGTTGCCTTGATGACGTTGGCATCTAACAAACAAAGAATGTTTTATTCTTTACAAGATGATGAAATTCCAATTTACGAAAGTTATACAGACGAAGAGGGAAATGTAATTTACATTACGGATGATGATGGAAACAAGATTGAAACCGGAGAAACAACAATTGGTTATACAAAACTAGTTGAGTTTAAGGCAAACATCACAAATAAGTTAAATGAAGTTGTATGGCAAGACTATGGTATTGATGATAGTACAAACTATGCGCAAATCATTGTCAGTAAAGGTTATTTGCCTTTGAAATCCGGTAGCGTGATTTGGAAAAAGTCAGAAATCGTATACAAGGATGATGATAACACAATTCCAGATGAAAGCAGTGCTGATTACACGGTAAAAGGTGTTGCAGATGAAGGATTAAATGAGGACTTGTTCTTGTTAAAAAGGAATGTGAAATAGTATGGGGAAAAAAACATTTACTGCGGATTTGTCTGTAAGTGGATTAAATGCCCTCAAAAAACAACTCTTGCAGTATAGGGATGATTTACCTATTAAATGTAAACAACTTGTTTCTAGGCTATTACAAAGTGGTGTAGAGGTTGCCGAAACAAATATATCAAAGAGTCCATTAGGAAAGTATGTTACGGTTTCGACAAACATATCTTCTGACAAAATGGGTTGTAATGGTATATTGCTTGCCAAGGGGCAAGTAAAAGAACAAGATGGCTACGCACCGTTTAGTATATTGCTTGCTATTGAATTTGGTGCAGGTGTTCATTTTAACCCAACGCAAAATCCATTAGTTGGAAGTAAATTCCCTTATGGCGTTGGTACATTTCCGGGGCAGACACACGCTTATGACGATATGTGGTGGTACTGGAATGAAAAGGAACAAAAATGGATGCCTACACATGGTGTAAAAGCCACTATGCCTATGTATAAAGCCGGAGAAGATATAAGAAGCAAAATTATAAAGACGGCGAAAGAAATATTTTGAAAGTAGGTGGTGCATATGTCGGTGGAATGGGATGAATTAGTACCATCTACTGTATTCACAAGGATAAAAACGAAATTTTCAGAAAGTTTGAAAAAAAAGTACAAAATGACAGACAAAAACTTTTCTTCCGTTGGCAGTAGTAATACACCAGCGGTTTTCCCTTTTGTAAGATTGCAATTGTTACCCGGTTCAGAAATCGGAGAAGATTTAGAGGGTGATAAAATCAATGCAGAAAAGTTTTCTTTTCAAATTGATGTGACTGATAATAAATCACAAGCAAGAGCAAAAGAAGTTATAAGGGAAGTTAAGAGAATTATGAAAACAATGCGTTTTCGTGGTTCTTCAATGCCTACGCAAGATGATACAAAAGACACTTACCGGCAAACTGCTAGATTTAGCAGAACAATCGGAAAGAATGATGTATATTGACGTAAATACAAGCCGAAAGGCTTTATTTTTTTATCAAATTTAAGGAGGTAACAAGATGGCTTCAACAAGTTATTTGGCAAGAATTATCTACAAAGAACACAGCGAAGATGGATTTGCAGGAACATACAAATTGATGTTACGTGCAAAGTCAATCCCATCGCCAACATCTGCACCGAACACTGTAGAAAGTACCACGATGGAGGATGATGCACAGACTTTTGAAATGGGTATTAAACAGTCTGACGCAAAAGAGTTTGTAGGAAACCTTGAAAAAGATGATTTTAGTGCTCTTTTGAATGTTGAGGGTAAAAAATGCGACATTATTCAGTTGTATGGAACGGATGGCGTTGGTGGTGTTGCCAAAGCAGCATGTGTAGGTCAGATTACACCTACTGTAAATGATGTAGGCGGCGTAGATGAAATTCTTGAAATGACCGCTACCGTTGTTCAGAATACCGTGCCTAAATGGGTTACTGACCAACTTACAGTCGTTGATAACAAGGATGGTACTTTCACTGTTACAAAAGTGGGGTAACAAGCTATTCAACGAGAAACACTAAAAAGGCTGGGTTGAGTAGCGAGGATGAAGCGACAGCCGGACCGGAACTCGAATAATATATGCAGTAAAAAAGAGAGCCACCTTTCGGGGTGGCTCCTTTCCACTAAAAGTGGGGAAAGGATAAATCATTATGGAATTAAAGGTTAAAGGTAAGGAATACAAGGTTAGATTTGGATATAACAGTTTCTGCGACACAGATTTGATGGACAGAACAAAGGATTTGCTTGGAATTTTTGACAGTGAAGAAGTTGAAAATGACAGTGATGTTGGCGGCATTGGCAAGGTTAAAGAATTGTTTTGCTGTGTTCGTGATTTGCTTTACGTTGGATTTCAGAAAGAAAATCCAGTTGAAAGCGTTCAGGAAGTAGGAGATATTCTTGACGATTACCACGATGAATCGCCAGATAAAGGAATCCTTGATTTGTTTACGCAGTTGACGGAGGAATTGATGAGTAAGGGTTTTTTGGGAGACCTGTTAAACCAGATTGGGGAGACAGAGGAAGCATCGGAGAAAGTAACGAAACTTCCGCAAGACCACAAGAAGCCACAGAAAAAATAAATAAGTCATACTCGGATTTTATATATGAAGATGTAATACCTCATTATCTTTCCTATGGAGTTTCTTACGATAGGATTATGGAAAGTTGTCCAAAAGACTTATATCCATATGACAAAGCGCATGAACTCAAGTTAAAAGAACAAGATGAATTGCAATATATGTGGTGGGGCAATTATGGCATATCTGCTTTGATTGTAGCCATAGACAGTTGTTTGAATGGTAAATCAGCAAAATCGGAATATATTAAAAGTCCAATTATGTCAAAAATGTTTGAAGAAGAATATATAGAAGAAAAAGAAACAGAAGAACAAGAGATAAAGAAAGCAATTGAAATTGAAAAACAGTGGATGGCAAGGTCTATGAACAAGGGATTGCCAGAAACAATCATATAAGGAGTGTTGAAAAATGAAAAAAAAACATTCAATTAGAATTGACAGAAAAAAGTTACATCCATGGTTAAACTACAAACTTGGACTTTTGCTTAAAGAGTGTGCAAAAAATGGAATTTATCTGATTATCACAGAGGGATTTCGTACAAAAGCATATCAGGATTCGCTTTATGCAAAGGGAAGAACAAAGCCGGGCAAGATAGTAACAAATGCTCCGGGAAGTTCTTATTCTTCGCAACACCAGTTGGGAATTGCTTTTGATATTGCAATCAATGATTCTAAACTGCTTTATAACGATAAACTGATTAGAAAAGTTGCTAAGATTGCAAAATCAAAGAAAGTTGGTTTGAAATGGGGCGGCGATTGGAAGTCTATTGTTGATACACCACACTTCTACCTTGGCAAGTGGGGAAGTACAACCAAAAAGTTAATGTCCACATATGGCTCTTTTGATAAATTCAAGAAAACATGGACCGGTAAATTACGTTGCAACACATATTTGAGAAAAGGACGTTTGTTTACGTCTAAAAAACTTATGACAATTCAAAAAGGTGAAACCGTACGGATTCTGTGGAAATCAAAAGTAAGCAGAGTTGCCAAAATTGAGTATGCAGGAAAGTACGGTTTTATTAGATTGAAAAATCTTGCGTAATGCAAATGATAGATAGTGAGGTGTTAGTATGTCAGAAACAGTTGAATCGTTGGATATTAAAATAAATGCAACGGCAAAAAGTGCCAAAGATGAAATTACAAATCTTGTTGGTAAAATTGATGTATTAACATCTTCACTGTCTAAGATTAACGGTAGCAATTTAAGTGGACTTGCAAATGGAGTATCAAAACTTGGAAATGCTACCAAAACATTAAGCGGAGTAAAAGCAACCGACTACAATAGAATTGCAAAAGGATTTGAGCGTTTTGCGAAAATTGATGTTGGTGGATTATCTCGTACTGCCAGTGGTTTGAATACACTGGCAAATGGTCTTAACAATCTTGGAAACATTCAGAATCTTGGTGGCATTACATCTGCCGTAAATGCAGTTAAAAACCTTTCAAAAGTAGATATGTCTGGATTTGATACATCCAAAATGACAAAGATTGCAACTTCTGTTTCAAATTTAGCAACCAAACTTAGCAGTGTATCTGAAATTGAAAGCACTGTGACACGTGTTGTGGGTTCATTGGCAAGACTTTCTAATAGCGGTCAGTATATTAGTAATGTAACAACAGAATTTCCTGAATTAGGCAAGCAAGTAGTAAAACTTGTACGTAAATTATCTTCTGCAAATGCAATTGATATTAGCATTACAAAAGTTGTAGATGGTATTGCTAAACTTGCAAATGCAGGGAAACGTGTTGGCGAAACAGTTGCAAACCTTAAGAAACTTGGTAAGGGCGTAATGAATTTGCTGAAAAAACTGCAAAATGCACCTCAAATTAACTCAAACGTAGCCAACACAATTCAAGGTCTTGGAAACCTTGCGTCAAGCGGTAGTAGAATTTCCACTGTTTCTGATAGAGCATCAACAAGCACTAAAAAACTTGGAAATGCACTTAGTTCATTAAAAGACAAATTAAAAAGCGCACATAAATCATCAAAAGGTTTTGTAAGTAGCATCGGTATGTTTTATGCTAAGTTCTTTTTGGTAATTCGTGCTGTAAAGAAATTTGGTCAAGCAATTGGTTCGGCGCAGGACTACATTGAGGAATTTAACTATTTTTCGGTTGCGCTTGATAAGGTTGGAAAAGACAGTGCTAACCAGTTTAAGAAAGCCGGTTATAATAGTGCGGAAGAATATGCAGGAAGTTTCCGTAAAAGATTTGGAAAACTTCAAAAGCAGTTGACTGGATATGATGTTGATTATAACACTGGAGATGCAACAAATACTTTTTCACACAACCTTGGTTTGGATTTAACAGAGGTTATGAACTACAACGCCGCTATTGCACAGATTACGAACTCTGCCGGTATGCTTGGTGAAACATCAATTGCCACTTCAAAAGCACTTACTATGTTATCCGCAGATTGGGCGTCTTTAGCAAACTTAGACACCGCTGACGTTATGCAAAACTTTCAATCAGCTCTTGTCGGACAGAGCAGAGCCGTTTATAAATACGGACTTGACATCACCTCCGCTGGCTTAGCACAAACTGCGATGAATCACGGTGTTACAGAAAGTATTAAGAACCTTTCGCAACAGTCCAAAATGCAGTTGCGCGTTTTGACTATGTTGGAACAGTCAAAGGTTGCATATGCTGATTTGGCACGGACAATTAACCAACCTGCAAACCAGTTGAGGATGTTGCAGGCTGGATTTAAGAAACTGGCTTTGACAATTGGCTCCTTGTTTATGCCGATTGTTCAAAAATTGTACCCATATATGAATGCTGTGGTTATGGTTTTGCAGGATTTCGCACAGTGGGTAGCGAAACTGGCAGGAATCAAACTTGGTGATACGGATGGTTCACGGAAAACACCAGAGGTACCAGACTACTCCGATGCGGCAGACGATACGGATAAAGTTGCTAAGAACATGGATAAGACGGCTAAAAAGACAAAAAAAGCCGCCGACAATTTGCAGGGATTTGATATTGTAAATAAATTGCAGGACAACAGTGATAGTGATAGCGATGACGATGATGACGATAAGAATGCTAATATTGACCTTTCTAAGGATATTAGCGACGCATTAAAGAACTATGAAAAGATATGGGATAATGCTTTTAAGAGCAACCAGAACAAAGCAGTTGAGTTGTATAAGAAGATGAAGAAAGCAATCCTTGACGCATGGAAAGGTGGAGATTTTACTTCTCTCGGTTCGGCACTGGCTAACTGGATTAACAAGGGAATGAGAAGCATTCCATGGACAAAGATTAAAAAGACTACGAAGAAGATTGCTAAATCTCTTGCTACGTTCTTAAATGGATTTGTTAAAGACCTTGATTGGACAAAACTTGGAGAAAATTTCTCCGAGGGATTGAATACATGGTTTGAAACATCATACACCTTTTTCAAGACGTTTGATTGGCTTAAATTCGGTCAAAGTATTAAAGAGGGTATAACGGCTGCCATAAATACTTTTGACGGTGATTTAGCAGGAAAATCACTTGGAGCGAAGTTGCGTGGTATGATTCAGTTTGCTTTTGGCGTTATGGTAGATTTTCCATATGAAAATCTTGGAAAGAAAATCGGAGATTACATCAACGGATTTCTTGAAGAGATGGGAGAAGTCCGCAAGAATACTGGATTAACTGGATGGCAGGAGTTAGGAAAGACAATCAGTGATGGAATTACTGGAATACTTGATACGATTGATACAGCACTTTCTACTGTAGATTGGTGGGAAGTTGGAAAAGCAATTGGAGATTTTCTTGCTCAAATAGAATGGGGAAAAACACTTTTGAAAGTAGGTAAAATAATAGGCAAAGCATTGCTTAGTGCCTTAAAAGTGGCTATTTCTGCCTTTGCTAGAGACCCATTAGGTATTGCGTTGAAGTTATCAACGGTTATTGCTGGATTTATGGTTTATAAAAAATTCAAAGCCGTATGGGGCGCATTGCAAATAATGTTTGGAAAGGGAATACAAGATTCTCTGGTTAAATCAGCAACAGAAATAAAATCGGAGAAAATAGCGTCAGCATGGAGCAAGAAATTTAGTACAATAGGAACAAAATTAGGAAAACTGGTTGGAAAACTTATGGTTGTTGAAATTGCTTTTCAGATTGCCGGCGCAATTACTGATAAGTTGCTTGAAGCATCTGGCGGTGACAGCAAACAACTTACGAAGAACTTAAAAACTATATATGGAGAAAAAGGTGGAAGTTTTGCCGCTTCATTGCTTTCTACGGTTTCAGGAATTACTGGTGGTGATTATCAATCAACGTATGGTTGGAACGCACATGCTAGTGGTGATGTAGACCTCAAAAAGACAATTTCACGATACAGTGAATTTTCAAGTGAATTAACTGAATTGCAGAAAAAAATGGATGAACTTGGTATTGCCGCTCTTACGCAAAATAGTATTTTAAGTAAAACAGGAAAAAATTTGCGAAAAGGTATTATTACAAAAAAATCCGTAAAAGATGCAGTTGGAAAAAAGGGAATAAAAAAGGATGAATTGCAAAATCTTCTTGGTATAAATGGAGTAGAAAAAACATCAGATTACGAAAAAGCACAAAAGAAATTAAAAACTACGATGGAAAAATTAAATGTTCCAGCAAAAGAACAAAAGATTATTTTGAAATCGTTAGAAACCGAACTTAAAAATGGTGAAATTACATGGGAAGATTACAGAAAGATAACAGATAAGAACTACAAGTCAACAGACGCATTGAAGAAAAAAATTGATTCCTTGAAACCAAAATCAGTAAAGGTTAAGGCTGAAACCTCTGGTGGTGATGATGTTGATAGTTTGCAGGGGAAAGTAGATAGCGTAAATAGCAAAACAGTAACAATTACGGCTGGAATTAAATTGGTTGATATAAAGACGTTTGGCGATTTAAGTGTTGCGATGAAAACTATGAAAAACCGTGATATAAATGTGAATATTTCCGCTAATTTAAGGAAAGCGTGGTATAAATCTGTTCAGAAAGAATTGTATTCACGGACGTTTTCTATCAACGCAAATACAAAAGTGATAAAGGCTAGTGGTAAGGAAGTTGAAAAAGCAACTAAAAGCCAAACCGGAAAGAAATACAACGGAGAAAAGTTTAAGAAACTGATGAACGCTGTTGGAACCACACAAGACCAGTGGGGAAGAGTTGTTATACCTGGAGCAATAGATTACAATGGTAGTAGCAAAAAGGCTAAAGCGGCACAGCAGAGTAAAAAGTGGAAAGAACTCATTAAATATTTGAAGAAGTACGGAATAGCAACAAATAATCCAATACTGTTTGCTAACGGTGGATTTCCGGAAGATGGTTGGTTCCGTGCAAGTCACGGCGAAATGATGGGTAAATTCGACAATGGTAAGTCCGTTGTTGCAAATAACAAACAGATTACGACCGGTATTTCCGAAGCGGTTGCACCGGCTGTTTATGCGGCTACAAAGGCGGCAATCAAAGAGGAATTATCAAATGCAAATGTCGGTGGCGGTGATGTTTACCTTGACGGAACAAAAGTAACAACGGCAATTATGAACAACGCAAAGAAAATCTCCAAGAACAAAGGAATTTCTTGGAACATGGCTTAAAGAAAGAGGCTCATGCAAATGGGTCTCTTTTTTATGTGAAAAAGTTAGGAGGTGTCATATGGCATTTACGTTGAAGTTTGGTTGGACTAAGGACAGTTTAGAAGATATGCCAACACCAAAATATGAGGGTTGGAAAATCTCACGAGAAAAAGTGTGGAACGCAAAAGCAGGAAGAAGTTCAAAAGCACTTTACAACGGAAAGATAGTTGCAAAGAAAGTAACGCTTGACATGGCATTTCCGGCAAATTTGACGCCAAGCGAAATCAAGAAGTTGATGAAGTACGCAGACCCGGATGATTTATCAAACCGGTACGGCTACATACAGTTCACTAATGAAAAAGGAGAAAAAGAAACAAAGCAGTTTTATTTTGGAAACCCTAGTTTTGACGCAATGACTTTCCTTAATGGAAAGTTTATTTGGTCTAGCATACAGATACAGGCGGTGGAGCGATGAGTTATACAGCAAAAGTCTTTTATGTTTTGGAAAGCGACCCTACATATACATTGAAATATGATTCACATGTAAAAGATGTAAATATCGGAGATTCGTTTAGTTTGTCTTTTTTGGATTTTGACTATAACGGAACTCATTACTATGTAAAATACGCTATCAATAACGGAAGTGTGTATAAACGTGGCGTAAATACGATTGATTGTAAAAGCATGATGATTTCGGATGATTATAGGTATATGTCTTGGTACGTGTTCTGCACAGAAGATGAAACAGATATTACTGGAGACTGTGCAGTTTCCTATACTGACATAGCAACAGAATTATATTTGAGTATAAGCACAGGAAATTCGGATAGTGTAAGCACAAGAGGAAAAGAAACGCTAATATCTGTAAGTATATCGCAAGGTTGTGTTAGTGATTCATTTGCCAGTTATGGCTCTACTTATAGTCCTACTATGAGTTGTGAAATGTATGCAGAAAATAACGATTTTACGGATGCCCTTATTGCAAAGACATATTACGATAATACATTAAAAGGAACTATTGTAAATGCATGGATTCTTATAGGAAATGAATTTGCATATCCGGTACCTATCGGAAGATTTGTTGTAAAAGAAAATCCAACATACAACGGTGATACTGTTTCATTTAATGGGAACGGTTTGATGAGTGAATACATGGATAGAGCAGAAATCGTCATTAGTTCGCTAAACGAATATCACAAAACGGAATTGGAAGAAAAATACGTACCTAGCCAATTGCAGTTTATCTACACACGTGACGACGTTTATTATTGGGAGTATTTGCCGCAAGACTTTTTGCGTGTCACAGGATGTCCGCTATACATTGATAATTGGAAAGATGTTTTATCGTCAATCAAACAATATAAGTTGTACCATTTGATGATTCCTATGTTATCAAATTTTGCGGACAATGATGAGGATGGTTACGATTGGGATTGGGAAAGCAGAATCACATGGAGAGATTTGTTGTCTGGTATAGCAGTTTTGTTACGTGCAAATGTGATTGAAAAAAACGGTGCTTTTTATATTAAGCAGTTACCAGAGTTGCAAACAGATAACAATTACAGACCTATATTTAATGGAGATACCTATGATTCTAATGCGATTTTCGGAAACAACCTTATGTGTCCAAACAACGTATCTGTAAAGGCTAATAATTGGTACTTTTACGAGACAAACAGTGACTATGTTGGATTTGGATATTACGAGGGTGAATCCACGGTCGTATTGAATGACAAGGCAAGCAGTGTATCGAATGTAGAGAATTATCCAGTGACGATTGAAACACCTTGGATATTATACGAAACGCTTGACAGAAATACGGTTCATACGTATTTAGGACAAGTTACGCCAATGCAGTGGAAAACAGGGTTATCCTTTTTGAACAAGGCGTTTGTTTACCATAAAGCGAGTATCGAAACAATGTACTGGCATCCTCTTATGTCGGTTGGTGAAATGCTTACGTTCGAGGACTATGACGGAGTTAAGAAGTATGTGCTTGTCGGAGAAATGACGCTGCACTACGACGGTGGGTTTTATGCAGAGATTACGTCACCGTGTGAAGTGCAGGAATCAAACGCATCGTCAGTTGGTAGCAGTGGTTCCAGTAGTTACAATAGTGGAACAATGGCGCAGGCAAGCGGAACGGTTACTAGTACAATCCTTGGTGCTATTTTCAAGGATGGAGTTATTACAAATAGTAAAATTGCGGATTCCACGATTGAGAATAGCAAGATTAAGGATTCTACAATCACCAACGCAAAGATTGCGGATGCTACGATTGAATTGGAAAAGGTGTCGAAATCTTTTATTACGGATTTAACGGCAGATAATGCGTATATTAAAAATCTGAAAGCAACTATCGGTGAGTTTGGATATATTACTGCCGAAAATGCTGATTTGACATATGCAACCATTACATCACTGCAAGCAGTAGATGGAAAGATAGATACATTGTCCTCAAAGGCTATCACTACAGAAAACCTTAGTGCAAAGGTAGCAGCCCTAGGCTATTTGTCAGCGGAGAGTGCAGATTTAAAATATGCAAACATCAAATTATCCAATATTGAAGTTGCAGATATTGCTACATTATTTGCAGGAGTTGGTCTTATTGATAGAACAACAATCGTAGAAGGACATATCACTGGTTTTTTAGACAGTGTTGAAGTCAACGCCGCAAACATTACGGCCGGCACTTTAGTGGCAGACAGAATATTGCTAAAAGGCGAAAATGGATTGCTTTATTCGCTGAATAATTTAGGAGAACTTCAAAGTAAAACAGTTGATACTTTGGATGGATATATACTTACTGACCGGACCGTAAATGCAGATAAAATCGTAGCAAAAAGCATAACAGCAAATGAACTTGATGTTGAAAAGGTTTTTGCGAATTCTGCTGTTATTAAAAAAATATTTTCGCAAGACGTGACGGCAACCGGAACCATCACTGGTGCAACATTAAAAGGTGCAAATGCAGAGATAGATAACGGTTTGATTGGTGGATTTAATATAACGGAAGGTGAAATTTCAAAAGTATACACGAAAAGTAGCAGTGAAGTTTCCGACAAACAAGATTCATATGAATTAGACATATCAAGCAATGGGGTTCCTTCTTTTAAAGGAATTGGTCAGATATGGAAAGATAACTCTACTAAAGTTGTTTATGAATCAATTTTTGATAACACATTAACAATAGACCAGTATATGTTTTTAAATAATTCAAATATAAAACAATCATGGTTTAGAACGGAGTTTGCTGATTCATATGCCGGAAATATAACCATATCTCAATTAAATGCGAATGGATTAGTGGAAATTAAAACCGCTTATGGACAGGGATATCTAAGTCATACTAAATATGAAAATGGAAAACCCTCGGAAGAACTTCCATTTAGGGTCGACGCTCCTCTTAAGATATACTCTAATCGTAATGCATCACTGACGAATTACGACTTACAAATTTCGTCTAATACTGGAAATCATATGAATCTTGGACAAAGAACGATTCAAGCAGTCGATAAGAACAATGCTGCGACAACTTTATATTTAAACAGCTATGGGGGAAGTGTATCAATTGGTAGAGTTAATGGGGCTGGAACCACTACATTAAACGCTAATGTTGCTTTTGAAAAGCATTGTTCGAGTGTGACAACAACGACACCTAGTTCAACCATTTTATATGGTATTACGATGAATGGTGGATTATTCAAAGCCGTAGTATTTCGCAACTATCCAATCGCTTCAGCATCCCCTTGGGCGAGCATTGTTCAAACAGAATTAATGCCGGTTGATTCCGGTGCAGCAGATGTTGTCCAGTATCACAACATGGTAACTAGTAGAGGTGAATGTGTTAGAGTGGCTTTTAATGCCAAGGACGGAAAACTATCCGTTAATGCACAGTATAACACCATAACCAATGATAACCTGAACGGAATAGCGATATTCCCAGTGTTACAATAAATAATTCAAATTTAGGAGGTAAAAAGAAATGGATGAAAACAAAATCACACTCAATGACTATGTGGAGAAGAAACTGTCTGCTGAAATCGCAGAACTTAAAGTTCAGCTTGCAAAGACGGAGTTTACGTTTCTTGCTTTGCAGGAAGAGAACGAGCGGTTGAAAGCACAGTTGGCAGAAAAAGAGAAAAAAACCGAAAAGGATGAATAATATTTTTGAACCCTACATATAATATATTACATGGCAATCCCATGTAATCAAGTTTCGGTTTGGGAGAGGGGTTGCAAATTCCCCTTTCCCTACAATTATATGCTAGGAGGAGATTTATGGTAGGAGAACGCAGGAAACATAGAAGAAAGTTAAAGAAACTTATTTCCAAGATGAAAAACGTAGATTCGTTGAGATATTACTACGGGTACATTGCAGAAAAAGAAAGATTGAAAGGTAATACTTATAAGGTATAATGAAATGGAGTAGGATAAAAACCCTACTCCGTTTTTTTATGACAGTTTATCGTATCTTGATTTGATAGATGGTATTGTCATTTTTTTGTTTTTCTTTCCATTTCTCTTTACGACATAATAAGCGGTTCTTCTTACAGTTCCCCACACGGAAAGCGTTTTTCCTCTTCTGTAGCCATAATATTCTTGGTAGCCTTGGCTCATGTATACTTCATAGTATTTTCCACCAGACTTTACGATTACGGTCAAGTCACTATCCAATGTATCTTCCTTTACATTTTCTATTTTACCCTTGATTTTTATTTTCTTTCCCTTGTACTTGCCTTTTTTCAATTTGGAATAATTGTAGGATTTACACATTTTCTTATATTTTTTCTTTGATGGCTCTTTCTTGCCAGACCATCCCTCTTTGAATCCGTCTGCAAACTCTGAAAATATTCCCATTGTCCTTGCCGGTATAGCGGCTTTTGAAATTGTTGGAACGCATACTGAAATAGTAAGCACTAGCGTTGTTACTACTGTTAATAGTTTCTTCATAAAACACATCTCCAATCTTTTTTATTTATACAATAATGAATGGTATCATTATTTAGTATCAGTTTTGTTTGCTCTCCAAAGCAGGTCAATTCCCTCTAAAATATATTTTCTGGCTTTCTCATCGAGGGTATAATATTTCTTAATGGCTTCTTTTAGTTCTACATCTTCTGAAATATGAGCGTCCAAAAGGGCATCTTCTTCTGAATATGTTTTATCTTTTCCATTAACCAAATAATCAATAGAGCAATCTAAGCATTCTGCAATTTTTCTAATTTTTGAAATTTTAGGCTCACTTTTACCCTTTTTCCAATCGGAAAATGTACTTTTGGGAAAATCACAATATCTTGCTACTTTTGCATCATTTAAACCTTTTAAATCTCTTAATTTACAGTATCTTTCGTACATAGAAAATCTCCTTATCAAAAAAAGTTGCAATTTCTCAACTTTTAGGGTTGACAAACAAGACTCCCTAATGTATTATAAAAACAAGTTAGGAAATCTCAACCAATTCAAAATTGAGAAATTTATATTATGTTTTTTGCACAATTCATAGTATATACGATTTTCTAACTTTTATCAAGACATAGTTGTGAAAATCGAACAACTAAAAAGGATTTTCGGTAAAAAGACTGTTAGTGTGCCGTCACTAACAGTCATTTACCCCAATTTTTATACCGTATGCACTTTGCAGTCTTTCGACGCATTGTACGACACCAATGCTTCTTAAAGCACTCTGCCACTTATGCAGTTTGGGTTCAGCATAATTTATTGCCATTAGTTGGCAGATTGCAAGGAACAAGCGGTGTAGTGTGACAAATATCGGAATGTCAACCTCGAGTTTTTAACGAACTTCTCTGTTCGGCTACGCTACACTTGATGTTACATTTCACTCCATTTTAACGTGCTGTGGCTTCACGATTGCGACCTTGCAAATGCGGAACAGGCAAATTCAAAATTGCTTTCAAGGTATACACCTCCTAAGATGAATTTACCTAAAATGGCTTATTTATTATAACGAAAATCCTAACGCAAGTCAAGAAAGGAGATGAGATTTTGGACAAGGGAAATAGAAAGAAAAGTTTTAAAAAGTTAGAATTGCTTGTTAATTCGAGAAACATTACCTTTTATAAATTGGCTGATGAACTCGGATTGGCTAGAAGTACTTTTTCGGATTGGAAATCTGGGAAATCAATGCCAAAGACGGATAAACTGATTAAGATTTCGAATTACTTTGGTGTAGAAATTTCCTATTTTATTGAGTAAAGAAAGGAGTAGACATGAACGATTTACAGATTTTTGAAAATTCAGAGTTTGGAAAAATCCGTACCATTACAAAGGATAATGAGCCTATGTTTTGCTTGGCTGATGTGTGTAAGGCACTTGAACTTACAAATAGCAGAAGTGTAGCGGATAGATTAGAAGATGACGAGCGGTGTAAGTTAGACTTACCCCGTCAGGGCGAGACTTGGTTTGTTACAGAAAGCGGATTGTATGCTGTTATTCTTCGTAGTGATAAGCCGAATGCAAAGAAGTTTCGTAAATGGGTAACTGGCGAGGTGCTTCCATCTATCCGCAAGAATGGCGGTTACATTGCTAATCAGGAGAATCTTACTCCAGAACAGATTGTAGCCAACGCATTAGTTGTGGCACAGAACATCATAACTCAAAAGGACAAGCAGATTGAGGAAATGAAACCAAAGGCGAATTACTTTGACGCTTTGGTAGATAAGAAATTGAATACCAACATCCGTGACACCGCAAAGGAACTGGGTATCGGAGAAAAAGCATTTGTTTCTTTCCTTATTGAAAAAGGATATGTTTTTCGGCAGGGGAAACACAAACAGTTGCGTCCATATGCCAAATACGCAGAGAGCGGAAACGGCTTGTTTGTATTAAAGGACAAGCACAACGAGCAGAACGGTTGGACAGGACAGCAGATGTATGTCACTCCAAAGGGAAAAGAAACATTCCGTCTGCTTTTGGAAGAAAGGGAGTGAGCCTATTATTCAGAAGATGATATTGGCGGTTCTGACATTTCTTCTTATTATAACGGTGGCAAGCGGATTTAAGGACGTATACGCTTACGAGCCGGAATATGCACAAGAAGATACGTTATTTATAAAAACAGAAGAACCGCAGGTAAATGTGATTCCAAATGCAAATACGAACAGTTCTTTGGAATCCGCAAAACACGTAAAGCAAAAGAAAAAGTCAAAGAAGAAACACAAGGAAAGGAAAGGCGTTCAATTCTTGATAACTGCATATTGTCCTTGTTGCGATTGTTCAGAGGGGTACGGAAAGATAACTTCTACTGGCAAGATACCAAAGCAGGGAAGAACAATAGCGGTTGACCCTAAAGTCATACCGTATGGAACAAAGGTAAAAATCAAAGGTCTTGGAACATTTATAGCCGAGGACTGCGGCGGTGCGATAAAGGGAAATAGAATTGACATATACTTTGAATCTCATGCAGACACAGAGAGATTCGGAGTGCAAAGAAGAACAGTATTTATATTAGGAAAGGATGATTGAATGATTAAGACAGATGCTAAACCGGCAACACCAGAATTGATTGCAAATTTAATTGAACTTGGTGCAATTTATGTGAAAGACGGAGAGTTTTATGCAAATGAACCGGGAACATACAGAAAAGAAAAGGAATAGCACCCTTGACCGCAAATCAAACTGCTATTCCAGTAGTAAATAACTATGTGTTATTTGCGCTCATTTTATCAAATAAGGAGTGAAAAGTCAAGATGAATACAATTTTATTAAGAGGTACCGTGGCGAGTAAGATTAAATTCTCTCATTCGTCGCATGGTGAGAACTTTTATGAATTTCGCTTAAAAAGCGAAAGGAAAAGTAAGAAAGAGGATATGATAATCTGCTTGGTTCCGGAGATTGTTTTGAACAAGTGTTTAATCAAAGGGAACGAAAAGATTGAAGTCCAAGGAGAAATTCGGACTATCAATAGGAAAAATCATAAGCACATTTATGTATTTGTGCAGGATGCCATGTGCGGCGGAGAGGTAAATTCATTGCCGGACGTAAATGAAGTAAAAATGGATGCGTATATTTGCATTCAACCTAATTTACGGCGCACATCTGCTTCCAATAGAAGAGTATGCGATGTCATTGCGGCAAGCAACCGACAATACGGCTCCGACTATATTCCATGTATAGCATGGGGGAGATATGCTACATACGTTTCAAAATGCGATGTAGGTACTCATCTGGAAATTGCCGGAAGATTGCAGAGCCGTGAGTATAACAAGCAGATGGACGATGGCACAGTAGCAGTAAAAACCGCTTTTGAAGTATCAGTTTCAAAAGTCAAAGAAATCGGAAAGGAGAATGAGGATGAGGAAAGCAATGATTCAAATACCGCAGAAGAGGTTTGAAGAACTTATAAAATTGGAAGAAAGAGTAAATGTTGCTGTCGAAACTGCTATGAATGAAGAATATGCTTCCGTTGCTGATATTTTGTTTATCCTTGGAACTGAACTTGCTTATGATATAGCAAATGAAAGAAAGGAGAAATATAAGAAGTGGATGAAAGAAAAAATGGAATCTTGATTCCAAACAAAGAATATCGTGCTATGGATGGAGTTAGTTCTTCCGATTTAAAAAAAATGGCTAAATCACCGGCACATTTTCGATACTGGAAAGACAATCCGAAAGAAGATACTCCATCATTGCTTTTTGGTAGGGCGGTTCACAAATACATTTTGGAAAAAGATGATTTTTACAAAGAGTTTGCCGTAGCACCAGATATAAACAGACGAACAAAAGACGGAAAAGCACAGTGGCTTTTATTCCAAGACCAAAACGAGGGAAAAGACATTGTTTCCTTGGATGATTTTCAACAAATAAAAGATATGCATTACGTCTTGTATAGTAATTCATTTGCAAGAACTCTTTTAACTGGCAAAAAGGAACTTTCGTATTTTACGGAAGATTCAGAAACAGGAATTACTATGAAATGCAGACCAGATTGTCTTACAGAAGTAGCAGGAACACACTTTTTGATTGACTACAAAACATGCAATGACGCTAGTACGGATGTATTTATGCGTGATTCAATCAAATTTATGTATGATATGCAGATGGCATATTACAAACATATTCTTGATGAAATACTTGGTGTTGAGCATACGGTAGTTTTTATCGCACAAGAGAAAACTGCTCCATACTGTGTAAACATTATGGAACCAAATGAATATTATATGCGTTCTGGTGCTGATATGTTTAGGGAATACTTAAATCTCTATAAAGAATGTTCAGAAACTGGTAACTGGTACGGATATATGAAAGATGAAGTAAACAGTCTTGGATTGCCGAACTGGTTACAGAAACAGTATGAATCTTTAGGAAGTGAGGTGGAATAAATTGAATAAATTGATTGAATTTTTGAAAGATAGATTCCCAGATGGCGTACAGGCTTTTGATACTAGAAATATTGCTGGAGATAGTATGGTTACAATTTACTATGATGGTGAAATTATGGTTGATTACTGTCCATCTTATGAATACATTGAAATTTTTGGATTAACAAAAGAACAGTTTGAGATAGTGTGCAAAAAAGCAAATTTACATTAAGGAGTATAAAAAATGAGAATAGTAAAAGATGAATGTTTAGGTTGTGCAGCACCAGCTTATCCTTGCCTTGGTAGTAGTTGTCCAAATAGGAAAAGAACGCATTACTATTGTGACCGTTGTAAAGATGAATTTTTACCAGAAGCATTGTATCAGTACGATGGCGAAGAAGTTTGTGGAGAGTGCATATTGAAAGATTTTAAAATTATAGACAGTTGAAAGGAGAATTGATATGTCAAATGAAGTATCAGTAAGAAACAATCAATCGGTTGGTGGGAGTTTTAATAACATTAACCAAGGAACAGTAGCAGTAGAAAGTAATCGTGCTATTGCAGAAGCACAGGGGAAATTGATTATGGCAAAACAGTTTCCAAGAGATTACACAAAATCATATGCAAGTGCGATTGAAGCGTGTCAACGAAAAGGTTTTGCCGACAAAGCGTTTTTCAGTTATCCACGTGGCGGTCAGACGGTAACAGGAGTAACAATCAGATTTGCAGAGGAAATGGCACGATGCTACGGCAATCTTGAATATGGAATCAAGGAAATGTCCCATGAAAAAGGAAAGTCCGAAATGCAGGCGTATTGTTGGGACTTAGAAAACAATACAGTTTCTAGCCAGAACTTTACTGTTGAACACGTAATGGAGACAAAGCAGGGCAACAGAAAACTTACTAGTCAGCGTGATATTTACGAAAGGACAGCCAATGATGGTGCAAGACGTTTAAGAAGTAGAATCCTTGCAATTCTTCCTCCAGATTTAGTTGAGGATTGCATTAAGGAATGTAAGAAAACGATTGCCGGGCAAAACGATATTCCTTTGATTGATAAGGTAAAGAATATGATTACTGGTTTTGCTAAACTTGGCGTAACTAAAGAAATGCTTGAAAAGCGTCTTAATCATACAGTTGAGAGTATCAACGATGATGAATTGATGGAGTATATCGGGATTTACAACGGATTAAAGCAGAAAGAGACAGTTGTTTCCGATTGGTTTGAACAACCAAAAACTGCATCGCAGGTAACGGAACTTTTGAAAGAAGCTGAAAAAGAAAAAAAACAAGAAAATAAAGAAACGAAAGGAGATAAAAAGTGACTTATCGCGTAACTATAAAAAACAATAAGAAAAAGTTTCCGCTTAAAGGGTTGAATGAATTGCTTGGTGGAAGAATTTACAATCAAAGATTGAAAAAGTACCACAACCCAGTAAAGAAAGCAAATGATGATATATGCTTGAAAGCCATTAAACGTACTCTTAAAGGCGTTAAAATTAAAAAGACTATACGTTGTGTGTTTTGGATATTTTCAAGTGATAAAAGGCACGACAGAGGAAATCTTTGCAGTGCGGTTGAAAAATCATTTTTGGACGCATTACAGTTAGCAAAAGTGATTAGAAATGACGGATGGGATGATGTTCTTGATTCGGAGTTTCATACAATGGTAGATGCTTCAAACCCTAGAGTTGTTGTTGAAATTGAGGAAATTGATTAAAAGAAAACGAGGAATAATTATGAGAATTATAAGCCAAAACGGAACAATTGATGTTCCATACGATATGTGTTGTGTTTGGAGACAGGAAGAGGTTATTTACTGCCGTGTTGTTGGAAATGATGACAATATTTTGATGGCTACTTATTCTTCTAGCGAAACAGCTGAAATGGTATTGGAACGATTTAAAGATAATGCTTTAGTTCTTTTGATGGATGTGCTTGTTGGAAAAATCACAAAAGAATATGCTAATGATTTTTATTATCAGTTTCCAAAAGAGGATTTGCTGGTTGAAAGGATTATTCCAAAAGGCGGGAAACTTCCTTTGTCAGATATTTTGAGTATTAGAAAAAAATATTTAAATGAAGAAAAATATTTAAATGAAGATTAGAGAGAATGAAAGATACCCTATGATTAAGATGCATACAGAAAAGAAAGGTGGAATGACTTATTAACAAAGTAATTTTAATTGGCAGATTAACAAGAGACCCAGAAATCAGATATACGCAGGGAGAAAATTCAATGGCAGTAGCAAGATTTACTCTTGCAGTAGACCGCAGATTCAAAAGAGACAATCAACCTACGGCTGATTTTATAAGTTGTATTTGCTTTAGAAAAACGGCTGAATTTGTTGAAAAATATTGTAAAAAAGGAACAAAGTTGGCGGTTGAGGGTAGTTGGCAGACTGGAAGTTACACCAATAAGGATGGAAACAAGGTATATACAAATGATTGTCTTGTTGATAATTGCGAGTTTGCTGAAAGCAAGGCAACGGCAGAACAGAATCAAAAAAATGATAATAAATCTGGAAATGATGATTTCATGAACATTCCAGATGGTGTTGAGGACGGACTGCCATTTAACTAAAAAAGGAGACATATAAGATGGCTGATAAGAGAATGTTTTCAAGAAAATTGATTAGTTCGGATGTGTTTTTGGACATGCCATTAACTGCACAAGGATTGTTTTTTCATCTGTGCATGAGAGCCGATGATGATGGATTCGTAGATGCTCCAAACCGAATTGTAAGAGAATGTCAGGCAACTCCAAAAGACCTTGAAATCCTTGAGAGGAAGAGATACATACTCACGTTTGAAAACTCTAACGTGGTACTTATCAAACATTGGTTTCTGCACAACTCGATTGCAAAGGACAGATACACGCCAACACTGTATACAGATGAGAGGTCAAGAGTCACCTTAAAATGTGGCAAGATTTACCCAAATTGTAGCAAGAGTGACAACAAAAATTACACAGAAGTGAAACACAATGACAACTATTCGGAAACAGATTGTAACCAAGTTGATAACAAAGTGGAACATAGAGAAGATAAGGTAAGAAAAGAAAAGAAAAGTGATATTGTCGAGCAAAGCACGACGGACACCTCTTTGGTGAAAGAAATTATTGATTATTTGAATGAAAAGACTGGTGCAAGTTACAGATACAGCACCAAAAAGACACAAAGCCTTATCAATGCAAGGCTTAAAGAAAAATTCACTTTGGAAGATTTCAAACGTGTAATAGACAGTAAATGCAACGATTGGAAATCAGACGAGAAGATGAAAGAGTATTTGCGGCCCGAAACTTTGTTTGGAACGAAGTTTGAAAGTTATCTTCAAAATGCTCCAAAGATTTTGAAACCTAGAGCAGAGCCGGAAGAAGTTGTTCCGGAAGTTGAGGAAGAGGAAGTAGGTGCTGACTGGTAATGCGATATAAAGTTTACGAGTTTAACCCGGATGATGCTTACAATTTTGCTCGTCATGTTGGAATTGAGGTTAAGGAACACGGTGGCGAACTGTTTTTTAAGACTTGCCCTTATTGCAAGCCAAGAGCCACAAGGGGAAATGTTCGTACCTTTTCGATAAACCTTAAAACTGGACAGTTTAAGTGTTTAAGAGCAAGTTGTGGAATCTCCGGCAACATGGTAACGCTTTCAAAGGATTTTGATTTTTCTCTTGGAAACGAAGTTGACGAGTATTACCGTCCAAAGAAAAGATACAAGCGGTTGAAGCAACCAAAAGAAGCAATTAAACCAAAGCCGGAAGCGATTCAGTATTTGGAAAGCCGTGGTATATCCGAAGAAGTTGCCAAAAAGTACGAAATTACCGTACAGACTAGCCATCCAAACATTCTTGTATTTCCGTTCTATGACGAAAAAGGTGTACTGCAATTTGTCAAGTACAGAAAAACGGATTTTGACAAGGCAAAGGACGCCAACAAGGAGTGGTGCGAAGCAAGCACAAAACCGATATTGTTTGGAATGAAACAATGTGATGATAGTTTTGATACGCTTACTTTGACGGAAGGTCAGCTCGATTCATTAGCAGTTGCTACGGCAGGAATACCAAACGCAGTGTCCGTTCCAACCGGTGCCAAAGGTTTTACATGGATTCCCTATTGTTGGGATTGGCTTTGCAAATGGAAAAAAATCATCGTTTTTGGAGATTTTGAGAAAGGCTCAATATCTTTGTTGGATGAACTTGCAAAACGTCTAAAAGACCGTGTAGAACACGTCAGAGAGGATAATTATAGAGACTGCAAGGACGCAAACGAGATACTTCTCAGATATGGAGCAGAGCAGGTTAGAAAATGCGTTGAAGAATCGGTTAAGCTGCCAATCGACAACGTGATTGATTTGGCAGATGTAAAGGAACTTGACCCATACAGTATTGAAAAGATACCAACCGGTATTACGGATGTAGATAACTTGCTTTGCGGAGGAATCCCATTCGGTGTTGTTACCATCGTTACTGGGAAATCAGGAAAAGGAAAATCAACTTTTGTAGGGCAGATTATAACAAGAGCATTAAACAAAGGTGACAATGTTTTTGTATATTCCGGGGAAATGCCAAATTATCTTTTTAAGAATGCGATTGATTTTCAAATTGCTGGACCGGCAAACGTAGTGGAAGAAGATAGGAGAGATTATGTAAAGCGTTACGTTCGCAAATCTGCGAAAGATAAGATTGTAGAGTGGTATCGTGGGAAATGTATGCTTTACGACCGCACTATGGTTAAAGATGAAGATACTGACTTGCTGAATACGATTGAACGTATGATAGTAAGCCAAAATGCAAGGGTTATTGTGATTGATAATTTAATGACAATGATAAACAAAACGAGAGTTAAGGGAAGTAAGTTGGAAGCACAGAGCGAAGTTTCAAACGCACTAGAGGATATGGCTAGATTTTACAATGTTTGTATTATCTTAGTGGCTCACAAGAGAAAAGATAGCGGAATTGATGATGAAGATATGGACGATTCGATTCGTGGCGATTCCGATATTGTCAATTCAGCAGGAGGGGTTATTATTCACTACAACGTAAATAAAGATGAAAATACGATGGAAAATTATCCGAGAATAATTTCGGTTACTAAAAATCGTGTATTTGGAAGAACTTCATACAGAGGTTGGAAAGTACACTACGATGAAAAGTCCAAACGAATCTACGGAGACCACGATGATTTGAATATTTGTCTTGGTTGGGATAATGAAAGCGGTGGATTTGTCGAGGACTACGATAATTCAATATTTAGTTAGGTGGTGTTTATATGGGAAGCGTAAATGCATCGCAGATTCCAGAAGAACAGCATATGTGGACTGATATTTGGAATTGGCGTAAGAAATATTACTACCCGGAAGATGATGATTCTTGGTGGAAAGAGTTTGTAGAAACTGGCATTGCAATAGGAGAAAAATATGCAACTAAATTATCGCATGAGATTATTTTTGCAATTTTTAATGATGTGCAAAATCGCAGTAAAAAATTGAAATCAACGGAGGTATTGAAATGAAAGAAGCAATTAAATTAGTTGAAAAGGCTCTTGAAATTTTGAAGAGCGAAGAGAAAAAGGAAAAGGTTGTTTTGAATTCCTTGAAACCTGGCGAAACATTCATGATTGGAAAACATGAATTTATTGTTTTGGAACAGAATTACGAAACGACAAACGTAATCTCCAAAAACCTTATGGCTGAAAATGTTCGGTTTGATGGAGATACAAGAGATTACAATAAATCTGCTTTGAAAAAGTATATTGACGAAAAAATCAAGCCTATTATTTTGGAAAATGTCGGTGCTGGAAATCTTGTTGAGCATTCCGTGCCATTGACGAGTGTTGATAATCAGAACGAGTTTAATGATTGTATTTGTGAGGTTCGCCCTATTACTTTTGACGAAGCCAGAGAATACAATGATTTGCTTGTGAATGAAGATTTGACAGATTACTATTGGACAATTACACCGTGGTCTACTGCTGAAAGAGGGTTGAAGTATGCTATTGTAATTGTTTTGCCGTCCGGCAACATCTACTACTACAGTTGCTACCACATCCTCGGCGTGCGCCCTTTCTGTATCTTAAAATCTAATATCTTTGTATCGAAAGGAGAATAATATGGACTTAGAAAAAAGAGTTGAAATGCTTGAAAAGCGGATTGACAAATTGGAAAGTGAAAATATGAAAGAACGGCTTACTGGATTGAAAGTCGGCGATTATTTTGAAGTTGCCGGAACAAAATGGAGAATCCTTGACATCAAACCTTGCGGATATGTTTGTCTTTCAGATGCATTAGAGGAAAGAAAAATTTTTGATTCGGAAACAAACAATTGGAAACTAAGTAGTCTGCGTGAATATCTCAATAACGATTTTTATAAGAAAATTGCTGATGAGATTATGGAAAAAAATATTCTTCCGTTTGGAAGAGATTTATTGTCTCTTGATGGACAGACGGAATATGGAAATTGCACGGATTATGTATCTCTTCTTTCCATTGACGATTACAGACTATACAGAAAATTGATTCCTAATAATGAACAGTGGTGGTGGCTGCTCACTCCTTGGAGTACACCTTGCAACGGATATGAAACGCAAGTATCGGTTGTTTCGCCGTCCGGGCACACCAGC